ATCATATCAATGAACTCCTTCAGGAAATGGCGACTAATGGTTCAGAGTTCAGGAACATGGTTCTGTTCTGTAACGCATTCCAGAAGACGGCAATTTCCGAGCTGTACGGCTATGCGCCGATGTCCAGGAGCGTCGGCGGAGTGAATGTGGTTCAGATTGAAACCGACTTCTGTATGCTCGGTATAGTGTGGGCACCCAGAGTCCCTGCGGCAACGATTCTGATCGCCGACATGGCGGTTGTTAGTCCCGTGTTCCTTCCGGTCCCCGGAATGGGCGTTCTCTTCTATGAAGAGCTGAGTAAAACTGGTGCCTCCGAAAAGGGGCAGATTTATGGCCAGATCGGCTTGGATTACGGTCCGGAAGAATTTCATGGCACGGTTACGGGGTTGGCGACTTCATAGGTGAACCCTAACGAAAGGAGCTAACCGATGGCTACAGCAGACAGATGGCAAGAGATTCGGGCACGCCTTGCCAAAAATACGGGCGTGCATCCGCGTTTACGTGAGTATGTTGCTCATGTAAATGACAGCGTTCAGACGTGGCCCACTACAACTACTACAACGACAACGACCTCGACAACAAGTTCAACGACGAGTTCAACGACGAGTTCAACAACGAGTTCAACGACGAGTTCGACAACGACCTCGACAACGACGAGTTCAACGACGAGTTCGACAACAACAGCTCCGTAGTAGATGTAGTTTAGTCAATAGCAGCTGTGACTTTAGTGTGTATGGATGGTGTAGGGCGGGGCAGACGAGTCCCGCCCTACCTTTAATCAAAGGTAATGGTATGGCAAATTACAGCACCGATTTGGACCTGGTAGACATTAGGCCCAATATAATGAATCTTGGCGTGGATTCGTGGACTACTAAGCACACCGAAGCTAAACGCCAGATAGATAGAATCTTAGAGGTGCGTTGGTATCAAGCTGAGGCGGCCGAGTATGGCGTAAATCCAGAGAGTGTCCCGTATGATAGTGACCTACTCAACTCGACGCAAGTAAAACTCCTGTCATGCTATAAAACCCTGGAGCTGATATATGAGTTTCTTATGAAGGATACTCCAGATCCAGATGGTTTTTCGCGGCAGATGCTGCATTTTAGGGAGCGTTTTGCGCAAGAGCTGCAAACGCTGCTCTCGTTTGGGGTGGAGTATGACTGGGATGATGACGACGAAATCGCAGAGGCAGAGCGGCTAAAGACACAGCGGCGTACCTTAAAGAGATCATAGTATGTCTAACGGGATTTTTATCGAGGGTTTTAAGGCCATAATCGATGGCCTTTCCGCTTTCAAGTTGTTCGAGACCGAGCGTTTTTACAATTTGGCGGCTGGTTATGTTAAAAGCCAAATATTAAAACGCACCTCTGAAGGTATTGACGCTGATTACAAGAGATTCAAGCCATATAGCCCATCCTGGAAGTATGTTCGGAAAAAACTGGGATATCCCATCAGTAAGGTTGACCTGTTTTTCTCGGGCACAATGCTAAGCTCCATAACCTGGATGGCGGATAAAAACCAAGCCACCGTTTTCTTTAGGCCAACAACAGATAGGCGCGGTAGGACAAGCTCAGAAAAGGCTTACTATAACCAGCACGGACGACAGCCACGACGGTTTTTTGCTATGTCCGAGAAAGACATGGACTATCTCGTGACACTATATCTGCGGCTCTTGAAGGAGAAGGTTGGGCTATGAGTTCGACGTTTACAGTAACAACAAGAGAAAAAATAGTTGAGTATATCCTGGACACGCTGGGAAGCCTACAGAATATTACTCATGTTGAAAGACGGCTGCCCTCTTATGAGAGGCTACAGGAATTTGCGGAAACACAATTTCCAGTTGTGGCCGTGGTGGCCGGGCTGCCAGTCCCAGTTGAAAAAATATCGCCGAGGGGCGGTAAAGGAGTTATTGATCTGGTTATATCTCAGATGGACGTTGAGCTATTCGTCTACCTGATGGATAACGAGAACGCTGACGCCTCTATTTCAGATCTGCTATCCTCTATTTGGGCGGCTTTGCTGACTGACGAAAGCCAGGGCGATTTGGTTCTTGGAACCAAATTGCTCCCAGAAAGAGCACCAGAATATTTTCAGCCATACGTTGCGTTTAAGGTCACTGTTTCTATGAAGTATGTCCACAATAAAGGAGGTATTTAATGCCTAATAACAGTTTCACTCCACCGAATGTCGAGAACTACGCAATTGGAAAGGGAATGCTTTATATTTCCGCCTTTCCGGGCGCAGGTGCCGCGTCGTGGGTTCACATTGGTAACTGCCCGACCATTGAGCTTGAGCAGACGATTGAGCGGCTTCCCCATTATAGCTCTCAGTCTGGGCTGCGGGTAAAGGATAAGAATCCTGTTGTGCAGACCGATTACATGGTCAATTTTGACTGTGATGAGATGGCTGCTTCGGTGCTTCAGAAGTATCTGATGGCCTCTGCAACCGGTAACACATACCATGGTATGCAGTCTCCGAATACTGAATATGCGATTAGGTTTGTTAGTGATAATCCGATTGGGCCGGATCAGGTGTGGTATTTCTGGAAATGCACCATTAGTCCTAATGGCTCGCTCTCTCTTATTGGAGATGAGTGGATGGTGATGAGCTTTACGGCCGAGGGGTTGTCAGACTCAGCGAATCATTCGAGTTCTCCTTACTTTGATATGATTCCGAAGACCACTACCACTACCACTACAACCACTTCGTCTACCACAACTACCTCTACTACAGCCGCATAGCGTGAAAGGAGTTAATAAATGGCTACCGCTGATAGATGGCAGGAGGTTCGGTCTCGCTTGGCCAAAATCCCAGGCTTGCATCCGAGCTTGAGAGAATATGTCTCCCATGTAAACGACAGTGTTCAGACATGGCCAACGACAACGACAACGACCACAACTACTACAACGACAACGACAACGACCACAACTACTACAACGACAACGACAACGACCACAACTACTACAACGACAGCTCCATAGTGTCGTTATAGTATCCCTATGAATAAGGTAACACAGAGCGCGAAAGGAATACTATGCGTGGACAGATCACCTTTAACATTGAGGGGTATGAGAAGCCTATCACCGTTACAGAACTGACTATGCGGCAGATCATAAGCCTGTTTCAATTTGAGAGCCTGGATAAAATTGAGTCCTGGTCCAGTATCACTGACTATGTCAAAAATAGGGTGATACCCTTGACGGCCAACCTTTCCCTGGATGAACTTCTGGATTTCGCCCCCAGCGAGCTTGAACAGATTTGGACCAGGGTGAAAGAAGTTAACAAGACTTTTTTCGGACTTACTCGAACACCAATGATTCAAAAGGTGTTCGAGGAGGCAAAAGCCAAACTTTCCGTGGCCTGTGGCGACTCGTTTGCAGGCTTATCGAATCTGGCCACGTTAACGCAGGAGAATATGGATACTCTTATTTCATTGATGCGGTCAACGAAAACGAAAAAGTCAAAACCGAAAAAATGAAACAGATGGCAATTGCTGTGCGGGTAGGGGAAAAAGCGAATGACAAGGGCTTTCAAAAGTTCTTGAAACGAAAGTAGGTGGGCGTGGCGGACAAGAATATCGCAATCATCATTAAGCTGAAGGACCTGGCAACCCGGGAACTGACGAAGCTCAAGACTGCTCTGACCAGCATCTCAAAAACAGGGTTTGCAGCAGCATCAAAAGCGGCCAGTGGTTTTGTGAGTGTTCTTTCTTCTGTTAAGAGCGCACTGTTTAGCCTTCAGGGTTTAGTTGGGGCCATCGGTCTCGGGGCGCTGGCTAAGAGCTTTATTGATGCCGCCAGCAAGGCCGAGAACCTTCGGGTCCGTCTTTCGGTTCTGACGGGGAGCATTGCTGAGGGAAACCGTCTTTTTAAGGAAATGACGGACTTGGCTTCTCGCGTCCCTCAGACGTTTGAGGATATTCTTGAAGCATCCACTCGGCTTATTGGTGTAGTGACTGGAGGAGTGGACCAGGTTAAGCAGTTAATGCCGCTTATCCTGGACCTATCTACGGCTACATCACTGAGTGTAAACGATGTGACCGCGCAGGTCATTCGTATGTGGTCCGCTGGCGCGGCAGCGGCGGACATGTTTCGTGAGCGTGGTGTCCTGGCCATGCTCGGTTTTCAGGCCGGTGCCGATTACTCAGTCCAAAAGACCCGGGATATGTTGATCGGGGCATGGGAGTCCCCTGTCTCGAAGTTTCGCGGTGCCTCGGATGCCTTGGCGGATACCTGGACTGGGTTGATGTCCATGCTCCAAGATGCCTGGTTCCAGTTCCGAGTTGCGGTAATGGATGCCGGGGTCTTCAAGTTCATGAAGGCCGCCATCAAGAATGTCCTGGACACAATCCGACAGCTGAAGGCTGAAGGAAAATTAGATGCCTGGGCGCAGCAGATCTCAGACACCCTGATTTATTATGCCAAAGCCATCATTAAGTTCATGGGCGAGGTATATGACGCAGTGTCCAATACCATCGGCTCGTTAATGGGGATGGCCGCAGATCTGATGGCAACCTTTAATTCGATCAAGGATCGGATTAATGGAGTAGGGGATGCGGTTGCAAAGGCGCAGGAGCAGATCGCTGATGACGAAGCGATGAACCGGGCCAGTGCTAATGTGGGCCGGTACCGAGACCAGCTAACCCAGCTGGAGCGCTCTTATAAGCAGGGCGCGGTTTCCGCCGAGGAGTTTGCGTCCGAGCAGACACGGCTGGGAGCACTGTTAAATCAGGAAGAGGTATCTCTTAAGGTTCTGGCGGCCACGAGGACCAGCTTTAATACTCAGTCCGAGAGGGATATCTACATTCGGGAGTCTCAGATTGTCTCCCTGAAAAAGTATGCTGAGGAGCTGACTAATTCAAACCGTGGCCGAGAGTTTTCTTTGACTCTCCTGCGCAAGATTAATGAGGCCGAAGCTCAGTTTGATAAGAACCAGGAAGAGCGTAATAAGAATCAGCAGCAACGCCGCGCCCTGAGAAAACCGGAAGCATTCCGCTTTTCCGCCGAGGAGGAAGAGGCCCGGGCTGCCGCGCTTGGTGCCTTGGAGCTTAAGAAGGCTATTGTTGAGCTGAATCAGGAGTACAAATCCGGAAAGGTTGATGCTGAGGGTTACTATGCTGAAAAAACCAAGCTTCAGCAGGAGCAATACGAAAAGGAACTATCGATTCAGCTAACCGCCCTTGATAAGCTGGAAGCAATTGAAATTCAGCGGCGTCAAGACATCTATGAGCAGATTGCTACTATCAAAAAGCAGGTGGATGAAGGCACTATCGCCGCTGATGACGCGGTAACGCAGCAGCGCTTGCTCGATCTGGGGGCACAGTACGAGGCCGATAAGAACTACCTGGTTAATCGCCGAAAGATAGGTGAAGAGCTACTAAAACTGGAGACGGCAAATCAACAGCAGATCTATGAGAACCAAGGCGCATTAGCCGATGCCAGGCTCAAGTTTGCTAAAGAAGCTGCCAGTCAGCGCGAAAAACTGGAACAGGAGTCGGTCAGCCGGGAGCTTTCTATAGCCCGCGCGACTCTTGAGGGAAGCCAGCTTCTGGCTCGCGAACAGCTCTTGCAAGAGGAAGAGCTAAAGCGGGAACACGATGCCCGTCGGGATGAGCTGCTTGAGGCTGTGCGGCAGGGCTATTTGACAGAGCTGGACCTGAAGATCGCGCACGATCAGATGGTGGAAGAGCAGGAGGCCGTGCATCAAGGCAATATGTCGGTCTTGAAAAAATCCGTAGAGGATGAGGCCGAAGCGGCCGCCAAGGCCGAAGAAGAGCGCACTAAGAAGCAGGTAGAATTAGCACGCAGCGCAGCGTCGGATTCTGCAAGTGCATTTAAAGACATGTACCAAGCCTGGGGAAAAGAAGCAAAGGGTTTTTTCTATGTTTGGAAGGCTATGCAAATTGCAGAGACCATTATTTCGACTTATGCTGCCGCACAGAAGGCGTACAATGCATATGCTAATATCCCGGTACTTGGTGGAATAGCCGCTGGTGTGGCCGTAGCACAAGGGCTGGCCCGTGTTGCTATGATCAGATCCCAAACCCTGGCCGCTGGTGGTGAGGTCAATGGCAGTAGTCCAACAACAACGGCCGACAATATTCCCGCTATGCTGACGGCCGGAGAGTATGTGCAGCCGGTAAACGCCGTTAAGCACTATGGCCTGGGGGTTATGGAGGCGCTTCGCCAGAGGGCTATTCCTAAAAACGTGCTGTCCGGATTCTCGGCGGGTGGGCTTGCCCCGCCGAGTAACCGCTTTATGAGTTTTGCATCCGGAGGGGTTGTTCCTGCTACGGACCGGGAAGATGATGGCGTGGCATCTGGTGGGGCTGGACCGATCAACATAACAAATGTCGTGGACCCCCAGATCATGGAGCAGTATGTGACCTCCAAGCCCGGGGAGCGGAACATTATGAACGTGATCAGCAAAAACCAGTTCAAGCTGAAACAACTTATGGCTCAGTAGGAGATTACATGGCTACAGTAGCGCTGAATCAGTACCACGGCTCCGGCACAGTTACCTCCGCGAACGGAGCCACTGGAGTCATGCAGACGATACTCCCTCTTGTGCTGGGCACGGAGCGGTATGCTGGAGTAGCGATTGATAACACCCCGAATGGGGTCAAAACCTCTTTTTCCGGCACGCTTGACCATTACCCGATTGGTCGCCGCCGACTGATTATCCAGTATAAGGTTGGTGGGACGGAGTATACTTGTTCTGATGATGGTACGGGGGTTATTTCTGATGACTCCACCGGACATTTGACATCTGGAACGATTACGCACTCCACTGGGGATTGGACCCTGGAGTTTTCTACTGCACCTGACATCACGGACCTGGCTTACATTGATGCTGATGATCAAGGCGATCTCGCTCGCAGTGTTTGGGGCGACGGCAACTTTATTTATCTGGCTAATGATGGTGGAGGCCTGCATACCTACTCAGTAGACGGATCTGGTGTCCTAACCCATATCGATTCGGATGATCAAGGCGATCTCGCTTATGGTGTTTGGGGAGACGGCAACTTTATTTATCTGGCTAATGGTGGTGGAGGCCTGCTAAGTTACAAATACGAGTATCGTGATTCTCTTACCCACGTGACTTCTGTTGATCCCGGTGACT